TCATTGAAGCTAAAGCTTCAGGTCAACCTTTAATCCATGAATTAAGAAGATCAGGTATTCCTGTTGTAGATTATGTTCCTGCAAAAGGTAGAGATAAACATACTAGAATTAACTCAGTAGCACCTGTATTTGAGTCTGGTATGGTATTTGCCCCTACAGATGAGAAATTTGCCCAAGAAGTTATTGAAGAAGTAGCTGCTTTTCCTCACGGACAATTCGATGACTATGTTGACTCTATGACCCAAGCGGTGATAAGATTCAGGGAAGGTGGATTTGTTACAACATATTCTGATGCAATAGACGAACCTAACTTTAAGATAGAAAAAGATTTTAGATATTATGGCTGATAAAAAATTTAAAAGGTTTGAAAAAAGATTTATCCCTAATAAAATGGGAGGCATGGATACTGTAATGGTACCAAGAGATTTAACTTTAGAAGAAAAGATTGTAGAAAAAATTAGAGAAAGAGCACCAAAGAAAAAAATGGGCGGTGGCATGATGAAGAAGCCCATGGGTTACACAGATGGCGGTATTACTTTTAAAGAGTATTTAGAGGGTAGAGGCAAAGAAGAAAGAAGAAGAGGCAGACAGAAGCTTCTCGATGATTTTGAAGAATTCAAAAGAAGACGAAAAGTATTGGAGCAAAAACAAATGGCAAAATCAGGAAAAATGATTAAAAAACCTATGAGCTACTATACGGGTGGCATGGGCGAAGATACTTCTGATATTTTTTTAGATAAGCCGACAGGAAGAAGACAAAAAAGAAAATCCAAAAAAGATGATGCTGGTGATAGAAAAATGAAAAATCCTGGCAGTATGGAAAGAATTGGTAGAGCTGGAAATAAAAAACAAAGACTTATGCCTATAGGTATAATGCCTAGACAGGAAAAAGACACAATGCAAGGTATGTCTAAAGGTGGTATGTGCAGAGGTATGGGTGCAGCTGTTAGAGGTGGAAATTTTAAAGGAGTTAAATAATGCCAATTAGTGTAGAACCAAAAATTAAGAAAAAAAAGAAAAAAGTAACACCACTTGGTCGATTGAAAAAACAAGGACCTAAACCAGGTAGTTTTTCTTACCAACAACAACAAACACTTAAACCAGGATATAAAGTTCCACCTATGATGATAGGTGGTGAGATAAGACCTTTTAAAGATAAAGATCTTCAAAGAAAGCAAAGACCAATGGACCGAATTCGAACAAGAGACAGAATGAAACAAAAACCTAAAAAAACAAAAAACAAACCTGGAATTGCTTTTCTAACAGGTGGCCAAGCAAAAATTGCAGCTAAAGCTCCGCCAACTAATAAAATTGATGGAAAAGATTTCGCAGTGCTTAGAGCTGAAAAAGCAAAAGGCAGAGGCATGGGTTTACAAGATGAGAAAATGAAACCAGGTAAAATTATGAAAGCTGATAAAGGTGGCATGGGTGAAGCTACAAAATACAAAAAATATTTAAAAGGTTTAAAAGAAGTTACTGATAAATCTTTAGCTAAAAATGTAGCAAAAAAACTTAATAGAACAATAGGAGTATTCCCCGTTGTTCAATCTAAATTAAGTCCAGGTATGAAAAAAAGAATTACAAATAAATTAGTCAGAAAAGGAAAAAATTTATTAGGAAAAGATGATTTTTTACAGAGAAGAATTAATTTAGGAGGAAGAGCAGGATTACTTCTTAAAGGTGCAACTGCGTTAGCAAAAGGCTTAAAAAAATTAAAACCGTCTAAAAAAATGGGCGGTGGCATGATGATGCAAAGACCTATGATGGCTAACATCGGAGCAATAGCAGGAAAAGAAGGTAAGAAAAGACTTATGAGTGCTAGAGATAAAGCAGAAAAAAGAGCAATTAAAAGATTAGCAAATGCACCAAAAGGTGGTAACAGAGATCGTGCGAAAGATGTTGTTAAAGGACTTGGTGGCTACATGGGCGGTGGCATGATGATGAGACCAAACCCAGTTGGTATGAAAGCAGGCAAGTCTGTTAAAGTTAAATGCAAAATTGGTAGAAACAAACCTACTAAAATGTACTAGGAGGGTTCATGGCCCTCAAAGAGTTTTTAAAACGAGGAATACAATCACTTCTTAAAAAGAAAAAAACTGACCCCGTATCAGGAGAGTCACAAAAGTTAATTACTTATCAACCTGAAGCAAAAAAACAAACAGCTAAACAATTAGCTAAACAAGATGCACAGCTTCCTGTCAAAGTAGATCGTAAAATTACAGATGATCTATTGATGGGTGAAACAACACAACCTGCTTTTGGCTCATCAACTTATGATTGGGTTATGAGAAAAGGACCCGGCAAGTATTCGGCTGATGAATGGATTGATCATTTAACTTCTTCAAGAAAAATTAATTATAAAATCTTTGGCAAACCCGCAACAAAAATAGAAAGAGGACCCAAAAGATTTACATACGATAGAGGATCTAGGTACGCTGGCAAAGAAGCTACAATAAACAAAGAGGAACTTTTTGATACTAACCTTGCAACTTTTGATGATGCAGGAAATATTACAGGTGGATTGATAGGTGCAGCTAAAAGATTTGGTTTAAAATTATCAGCACAAGATATTGGTAATATGATTAAGATGAATCCAGTAAATAGATTAAAACCAGTTGATTATGGTGGTGTGTTTTTTTCACCTAAAGCAGAAACTATTTTCAAAGGTTTAAATAGCCAACTAGATGATTTAGCTAAAACTAATCCATCACTCACTACTCGATTTTCTAATAAAATAGTTCCAGCATTCGAAGATACTAAACGTCAGTTAGTGGGTTTAAAAAGAGCAATACAAAATGGTGATAATAATAGTGTTACACAAATATCTGCTAATATAAGAAACAATTTGGGAACCTTAAGAACATCAGAAAAAATCACACAAAATACAAGAGCACAAATAAATGGGGTATTAGGGGGAGTGGATGAGCTTGTTAGAATGTCTAAAGGTGGTGGTAATGTAAGACCTGTTAAGTATCAAAATGAAACTAGTTATACATTTCCTGGTGGTCAAAATTATAGAGAAACGGTGTTCGTTCTTGACGAACCTATCCTAGGAAATACTCAAGCCATGAAAAACTTAGGTCATTACGATGATCTTAAGAATAATTTATTTCATGTTAGATATGATACTAGATTTACGCCTGACGGCAAAAAAGCTTTAGTTATTCATGAAATACAGTCTGATGCTAATCAAAGTATTGCTAAATATCTCACAGCCAAAAATGCATTTAGTGGAGAGAGAAGAATTAACCCATTCCAAAAAGAAATAGAAACTAACTTACTAGTTAACTCAAGAAGAAAACTTATAGCAGAAATAGATGATGCTGTGGCTAAAAATCAATTTAATAAATCAAGAGCCTTATCTGATGATTTAAGAGGTATTAATGATCAAATAAGAAATACATTTCGTAGAGCAACTCAATATGGCGATGAGAAAAAAATAGATTATTTTCCTCTATTAGATTCTGATGCGTATGGAGACTATGCATTAAAATTTTTAATAAACAGAGCAGCAAAAGAAAAAGTAGATTTTGTTGCTGTTATGCCATTTAACAAATTACATTTTAGACAAGGGTATAAAGCTGGTAATGAAAGATTTTATGGTTATGCAAGTGGTAAGGGTATTGATAAAAAAGGAGTTGCGGTCATGCCTCAACTCATGAAAAAAACTGCTAAGTTTAACGATTCAAAAGCAGGCACAATAAAACTATCTTTATCTGATCCAAAAAAACCTTATAAAGAAGTTATGAAAGATAATTTTACTTATCCTGAAGCAAAAGGTGGTAAAAAAATTATAAGTGAATACCATGAAACAGCGTCTAATGCTCCAATGAAAGGATATAAACTTATAGACGAAAATAATCCTAGGTTGTATTTTGATGCTTTTGCTATTGAAGTTAAACCTAATATGGCATACACACAGAAGCTCTATAAGTCTGAAGGTGGCTTAGTAGTGGATATATTCAAAACCTTATGATAAATTAAATTATGGCAATAGAAAAGGAAATACCCGAAAACATTGAAGAAGAAACTAAAGTTGAAGAGATTCAGGAACAACCTGAAGGTCTACCACCTGATATTCAAATAGAGGGCGAAGAAACTATTGAAGAAGATCCAATGGACGATTTCAACGCCAATCTTGCTGAAGATATGGATGAAAGAACTCTTAAACGTTTAGGGTCAGAATTAATAAGCGAATACAAAAAAGATAAAGAATCTAGAAAAGAGTGGGAAGAAGGATATACAAAAGGTTTAGATCTTCTTGGTGTAAAATATAATGAGCAGACGAGACCATTCAAAGGAGCTTCCGGTGTCACCCATCCGTTGTTAAGTGAAAGTGCTACGACTTTCCAAGCTTCTGCCTACAAAGAATTATTACCAAGTGATGGCCCAGTAAGAACACAGGTTCTAGGTATCCGTACACCGAACACCGAACAACAAGCTGATCGTGTAAAAGAATATATGAATTATCTTCTAATGGAGAAGATGGAAGATTACACAACTGACATGGATCAAATGTTATATTACTTACCTTTGTCAGGATCTACATTTAAAAAGATTTACTATGATGAGTTTTTACAAAGACCCGTATCTAAATTTGTACCTGCCGAAGATTTAGTAGTGCCATACTATGCATCGGATCTCAAAGATGCAGGAAGAATTACACATGTAATTAAGATGAGTGAGAATGATGTAAATAAAAAAATGGCTGCAGGTTTTTATAGAGATCTAGATTTACCTAAACCTAATGTACAAGATTCAGATCTTCAACAAAAAATTAATGAGTTAGATGGAGTAAAACCAGGATTTACAGATTACATACACACTGTTTTAGAAATGCATGTAGATTTAAATTTAGATGAATATGAGAACTTTGATAATAGAACTAAAAAAGCAATTAAAATACCATACATTGTAACTATAGATGAAAGTTCAAGTGAAGTTTTATCTATCTACAGAAACTACAGAGTAGATGATGCAAACTACACAAGAATAGAATACTTTGTTCATTACAAATTTTTACCAGGACTAGGTTTTTATGGTTTTGGTTTGATACACACAATAGGTGGTTTATCTAGAGCTGCCACGGTAGCTTTAAGACAATTGATTGATGCTGGTACTTTAAAGAATTTACCAGCAGGATTTAAGTCTAGAGGTATTAGAGTTAGAGATGACGACCAACCTATACAACCTGGAGAGTTTAGAGATGTAGATGCACCAGGTGGAAACATTAGAGATCAGTTTTTTAATTTACCTTTTTCAGAGCCAAGTACAACTTTATTCAATCTTTTAGGTTTTGTAGTGCAAGCAGGTCAAAAATTTGCTGCAATAACCGATACTGCAGTAGGTAATGACACGCAAAACAGAGCTGTGGGCACGACTATCGCTTTATTAGAACGAGGTTCTAGAGTGATGAGTGGTGTTCATAAGCGTTGTTACTATGCGATGCGTATGGAATTTAAAATTTTAGCAAGAATTTGTTCAGAATATTTACCACCTGAGTATCCTTACGATGTTTATGGTGGTCCAAGACAAATTAAAGCTGCAGATTTTGATGAAAGAGTAGATATTTTACCTGTGGCTGATCCAAATATTATGTCTATGGCACAAAGAGTGACTTTAGCACAGACACAATTACAAATTGCTACCTCAAATCCACAATTACACAACATTCATGAAGCTTATAGAAGAGTTTATGAAGCTTTAGGCACAAAACAAATAGAAACTTTACTAAAACCACCTAAAAAACAACCTGAACCAATGGATCCAGCAAAAGAAAACGCTAGAGCATTACAAATGCAACTATTAACAGCGTTTGAATTCCAAGATCATGATGCACACATAGCTGCACACACAGCATTTATGGAATCAAGAATGGTTCAAATCAATCCTCAAGTCTATGCTTTGTTACAATCACACGTTTCAGACCATATTTCTTTTAAAGCAAGGAAAGAAGTAAGAGAACAATTTGCACAAGACCCTAATTTAGTTGCGTTAGAACAAAACGACCCACAAAGTTTTCAAATTGCTTTTGATAATGCTGTTGCTACAGCTGTTGCAGAAATAACTTCTGAACTAGTTAAAGGTGAGATGCAAGCGAACATGGCTAAAAATGATCCTCTTGTAAGAATTAAACAACAAGAGGTAGATTTAAGAGCGATGGACATGCAAAGAAAGGCAGAGGAAACACAATTTAAACAAGAACAAGAAAATCAAAGACAAGCAAACAAATTAAACTTAGAATATGATAGATTATCACAACAAGATGAGCAATCAGATAAGAGATTAGATATTGCAGAAAGAAAATTAGAAAAAAATTAATGAATAAATATGAAAAGAACAGCAAGAGAAAAAAGAAAGGGTCTTAGTGGTGGAAAAAAATTTGGACCACCACCTAAAAGAGGACCAAACCCGCAAGGTATTACAGTTTCCAATAAAAGAAAAAT